CGGGAGTTCAGCGTCGTCTGATTCTTGTCTTGTGTATATGAGTAACTCCTTAAACTTTAAGATAGGGTATTTCCGAAAGGTTTTGAGACGCGTCAACGCTCTGACTAACGTCAAATTGGAACATTGGTTGAAGCTCTTCTCTGTAAGAACTTACCATCACCAAGGGGTAAACGGTGGCTACGTAGTCCAACTTTGCCCAAAACGACACGTCAGACTACCACTTAATTTGAAGACGACTTTTACTTTCTCTATGTCTGTGGACGAAACAGCAGGACAGATGTATGCTTTCCTGTGTCTTGAAGAGAAATATGCTCACCGTGGAACGAGGGATGGAAAGGAAGTAATCCCAAAAACGGAGGAGCAACATAGCGATCTGATAATGAAAACGTGGGCAGCTACGACGACTTCATCTCAGTGTCGAAAGGTTGAGATAACGATGGACGGAAAAACGCCGCCACGAAAGAATGCAGTCAAGCCAAGTACGATGAAAACTCCTGATTTCGTCTATGAGTGCTACGAAGAATACGCCAAGCGAACAGGCGATAGTACTCCACTCGAAGCGTTGCAAAACTCTAGAGTGACTGGTGACAGCGTTCCGGCAATTTGCAGAGCATTAGGTAACTTGGCACGGGACCAAGTAGAATTTGGGGGCAGCCCTCAATCTGTTCTGCGTGCTTTGGTATACTTGCACGAACTTAGTGGAATTAAGTTCGGCTCGTTACCTCCGCCAACATTTGAACCTGGGTGCTTTGAAAAGATCAAAGTACCATCGAATACATCTGCTGGAATACGTATGACTAGGGAATACACGCAGGTGTTCGGCGACATCGAGGTGAAGATGACAAATAAAGGAAAGAAAGACGAAGTGTACGTTCAGGTCTGCCAATCTTTGGATCTCTTGATTAAGAGGCTTCGTGAGTGGAATGGAGATTTTAAAAATTTTCCGATCCACCTCTTCGAAGCGGCAATTTCGGTTCTATCAAACAAAATAGAAGGAAAAGGACCTACTGATGACAAGGAAAAGAACAGACTATTTTTCATGGTATCAACATACCTCTACATCCTCGCGAAGTATATATTCGAGGAACTCCATAACTACCTGAAAGGGAGAAATGGAAACTGCATTGGATTGCAGTGGTGGAATGGCGACGCACAACGACTATTCAATGAATTGTCCAAATACGCTTACAATGCTTATGGTGATCTTTCTGGCGAGGATCAAACGTTGAAGGCGACATTCTTAGGAATGATGGACGCTTCCTTTATGCTCTACTTCAAGGAACCTGAGGGACCCGTGGAGGAGGAAAATTACAAGGTGTTCAAAGCAATATTGATCTACCTTGTCCAATCCAACGTGATAAAGTTTGTGGAATGGCCGGATGGAACTTACCGACTTGTAATCGGCATGATGTTCTCTGGCGACTTTCGCACATCGTTCGATGACACATGGGGTGTTGTCGTTCCGTTCGTTATGATTGCAGTCGAGGCGGCGCTGTCTCGTGAAAGAGACAGTGTTGTGGCTACGTCGATTCGGAACACGTTAAACGCTTGGAGAGAGGCTACGAAAGCGCAGACGCCAGCAGA